GTCAAGCGTTAGAGGAAACACCTAAACACGTTAGACGTTTTACTATGAATGGGATTGAATACGGATTCATTCCAAACTTTGATAATGTAAGCACGGCAGAATATGTTGACCTTGACACCTACATTGATACTGATGTATTAAAAGCTATGATGGTAATGTATAGACCGATTAACCAAACATTTGGTAAAGACTTATACAACATCAAAGAGTACAATGGTACTGATGGACACGAGATTATGAATGATGCTCCTGCAAGTGTATTTTTAGGTGCAAAGGTTTTTTTTTGGAATTTAGGAACGGACTTAAAGAATTATATTCCTCGTTATTTGGAACGAGTAACAACGGAGGAGGAGAAAATTATTTTGGAGAAAAATGGGGTTGGTATATCTCAATTGACGCAGTTGCTGGAGGGGATAGATTTAAACACGAACAAGTCTATAGACTTACCATATATCAATTCCTTACACATTTAGAGTTTTTAAAAGATAAAAACCAAGAAGAAGTAAGACAAATAAAAGCAAATGAGAAACGCAGTAAGTAATTGTTTAGAGTTATTAGTAGGATATTTAAACGAGGACATCGATGTAAATACTATTACTATATTCCAAACCGATGACGATATAGATTTTAATAAAAAGAACATTTATAATTTAGTCAATATCGGTATTGTATCGAGTAACTTTGAAAGTAAAACAATAGGTTTCGAGGTTTTGTTTATTACGCAAAGAGATGACGTTAAAACAACGATAACAAATAAATTAGAGGGTAACGACAACCGAGTAGATAACATTCAATGTGCACACTCTGTAATGAATAATTTGGTAAAGAAGTTAAGACTATTAAACAACAATTACGATATTCAATTTATAAGTGCAACAGAGCCACAGATATTTTTTAAGGCGTACACTAATGGAATGGATGGAATGACAATTGAAATCGTTTTACAATATCCTGATAACAATACTAATGTTTGTTGTGATGGATGCTAATAACGAACTAAATAAAACACTATCTAAATTTACAAAGTTTGTAGTTCAACAAAGTAAAAGCAACTTAACACGAACTGACAAAAATGTAAAAAAGAAACTTTATAATTCTATTAAAGGCGATTCAGTTGTAAATAAAAACTCAATTGGAATATACTTTGAAATGGAAGAGTATGGAGAGTTTCAAGACAAAGGAGTTAAAGGTAAAAGCAGTTCAAGTAAAGCACCTAATAGTCCGTTTCGTTTTGGAAGTGGCACAGGTAAAAAAGGCGGTTTAACAAGTGGTATTTTAGAGTGGGTTAAGGCAAGGCGTTTTCAATTTAAAGATAGAGAAAGCGGAAAGTTTATGAGTTATGAGAATACCGCATTTTTAATAACAAGAAGTATTTATCAAAAAGGAATAAAGCCAAGTTTGTTTTTTAGTAAACCATTTGAGCAAGGGTTTAAAAAGTTACCTGATGAAGTTGTTGAGGCGTACGGATTGGATTTAGAAAAATTAATTAAACAAAGTTTAAAAGTATGAATTTATTTTGCAGTAGAGTTCCATATATGATTCCAATAGATGGAGATGCATCTCAAATAGCAACTAAAATAGAATTATTTATTTGGGGTTTTGATGAAACAGAACCAACAACTCCAACTCACGTTGTAGAAAGAGAAACATTTTCACCTACTCAATACATAGGTAATTATAATATTAGTCCTTTTGTTGATGACAAATTAAACAATACTGATAGAGCCTTATTTGTTAAAGTAAAAGGTTATTATAAACTAACTACTACTTGGATTTTAGCTGGAGGTATAGAATTAATTGGTACTAAAGGGTATGATGAAAGTAATCCACTTTTTTCAGAGTATTATGTTTTAGAAAGTTTTGTAGATAAAAGATATTATTTAAATCCAGATCCTTATATAAATACATTTTTAACAGGTTTGAAAATAGATGTACTTTTTAACTTTGATACTTATCCTAATTTAAGAGTTAGATATTTTACAGATACATACGATGAAGTTGTAGATTATACAGATACAGGAATAAAATATTTAAGCATTCCAAAATCTACTTATTATACAGGTGATTTTGCACAAGGAAATTCTTTTGAATTATCTTATTTTGATGGTGAAAATTATATTCCATTTTACATAGATGAAGTTACTCCAGAATGTGAGCCTAAATTTAATCCTTACGTATTGACATACACAAACATTTTAGGAGGTCAATCACAATTATACTTATTTAAAAAGTCAACTATAAGCAACGAATACAAATCGAGTGAATATAACTTAGCAGGTAGTAAGCAAGTATTTAATAAAAACGGAGTTCAAAGTTTCAAACTTAACACAGGTTGGATTAGTGAGGATGTAGTTAGAGCAATTAGACAAATGATGTTGAGCGAAAATTTAGGTTTAATTTCATCAGACTTAGAAATATTAACTTCAGTAGTTTTAAAAAATAATTCGTTTATAGAAAAAACAAATTTAAACGACAAAGTAATTAATTATGAATTTGACTTTGAAAGTGCAACTCCATTAATACAAAATTACGTTTAAATGAGTGTAGAAATTTACATAAAAGTACAAGACGAATATAAACGAATTGATTTGTTTAAAGACGAAAATATATCGGTAAATAGTTCTATTCAAAATATAAACGATTTATCAAAAGTCTTTACAGATTTTAGTCAGTCTTTCACTATTCCTGCAAGTCCGAACAATAATATTATATTTAACTATTGGAATGATAACGGAGTAGTTAACGATGCATTTGACCACCGCATAAGATACGATGCTAAAATAGAACTTGATACTATTCCCTTTCGTGATGGTAAAATACAAATTGAAAAAGCTAACGAGAAAGCAAACGAAATAGAAAGTTTTACAATTACTTTTTATGGAAATACAAAACAAATAAAAGACTTATTTAAAGAAGAGGAACTATCTGTTTTAGATTATTCAAGTTTAAATCATACGTATAGTTATAGCGAAGTAGTTGGTCGTATTGATGGTTCTATATTAGATGAAGTTCGTTATCCAATTATAGGAGCTAAAAAAAGATATGAGTATTTAACAGGAACTTCAAACGATATTACAATCGGTGGTGCTTTAAGTCAATCAGTCGTTTATTCCGACTTGTTCCCTGCAATACCTGTATCAAAAATATTTGAATTTATAAGCAATAGATACGGAATAACTTTTGAGGGTTTCTTTTTAAATACTACTTATTTTACAGATTTATATTTGTATTGTAAGAATAGCGAAAACTTAATTAACTATTCGCCACCTATTCAAATCAATTGGACAAGTACAGACGCTACTTTTCCAGAACTTGATTTAAGTACTGATAAATATTATTTAAAATGGACATTTGCAGATAATACAACACTAGTTTTGTATCAACAAACGAGAGTCGGAATTACACCAACTAATTTAGCTATTCAGTACAGATTAATACAAAGAATTTGGGACAATCCAAACTTTGCACAAGGAGCGGTTTATAATACGTACGATGGTTTAATAGGTGTTCAATCTGTTTTAGTGTTAGACACGTTAATACAAAATTCAACATTTGCACGTTACACCTTTGAAGTAGAGAGCGCAAGCCCTATGACGTTTGATGCTGAAATGTATAATATCAAATATCGTAATGGTAGTCCAACAACGCAAGTTCGTAGAGGATATTCAGCCACGATGTCAACCGCTAACGAGATTAATATTCAAACATATGTGCCAAAGATAAAAGTAATAGATTTCTTTACAGGAATAATTAAACTATTTAATCTTACAATTATACCTAAAGGAATTAACAATTTTGAGATACAACCTTTAGAGTTTTATTATGCTTTTGGAAAGTACACGGACATAACGCCTTATGTTATAACTGATAACATTGATATTAATAGACCGAAGTTATTTAAAAAGTTATCGTTTATGCACGAGAAAAGCGATAACATTCTAAACAACGCTTTTAGAAATTTATTCAATCGTGAGTATGGGGATTTAGACTATCAAGACTTATTAAGTAATGAAAGTTCAAACTATGAAATTAAAAGTCCTTTTGAGGATATAATGTATGAGAAAACAACAGGATATAATTTTGTAACCGCTACGTTAATCGATAAAGACCAAAACCAATATAAGCCGAAACCTATACTAATGTATATGAATGATGGCGTAGTATTACCTACACCGATTAAATTTTACGATGGTGCGAGTTATAACAACGTTTCAACTTACAGAAAGTTTAGTAATGAGTTAATTACAGGAAGTACTATTGCATCTTTGAATTGGGGAGAGGAGCAAAGTGTTAATAATACCGATAGTTTGGCGTCAAATAGTCTGTTTTTCTTATGGTATCGTAACTATATTAGTGGTTTATATGATATTCGATGCAGGATTTTGAACTTAAAAGCAAAGATTCCTGTAACAATGTTAAGTGATATTAAGCTAAATGATAGGATAGTATACAAAGATAAGAAGTACACTATCAATAATTTTACTTCAAATCTAATAAATGGCGAGGTTAATTTTGAATTAATAACAGATTTTAGACCTGTTGAAGAGCCTTTTGCATTGAAAACGTTGTTTAATTTGAGTGCTGATGCGCAGGATATACAATTAACGTTGTTTTTAGGTAATAATGAATATTTCAATGTCTTTTATGATGGTGTTGATTTATTTGATTCGTATGTGGATATAAATTACAATTTAAGCGTTCCAATAAATACAACAAGAAATATTAAAAGAACACAAGTAGAACTTAGTTATTATAATAATGCAGTTATAACATCAACTCGATTTATCGATATAATACAACAACCATAATGATAGCGATAATTATTAAAATGCTACAACAAGACGATTTTATAAACGTTAGCGAAAATGTAGAAATAGCAAAAGGTAAGTACGAATTACCTAAAGATTTTAAAGGTTTAAAAACTAAAATAAAAAGACAATGGCAGTCAAAAAGGTAATTGAAATTGATGTTGACGTATTAAATGCACAAGGTGGAATTGCCTCGTTGGGTAAAACATTTGAAGACGTAGAAAAAAATACCAAATCTTTAAAAGCACAATTAAGGGAAGCTATAACAGAAGTTCAGCAAATGAATGAAAAGTTTGGCGAAACTTCAAAAGAGGCTATTAACGCTGCTAAACGTGCAGCAGAATTAAAAGATAAAATTGAAGATGCTAATGATGCAGTTCAAGCGTTTAAAGGCGAGGGAACTTTCTTAGCAACATCAAAAGCATTATCATCAGTTGCGAGTGGTTTCGGAGCGGTGCAGGGTGCGATGGGGTTAATTGGAGTTGAAAGTAAAGACGTACAGGAGCAACTCTTAAAAGTTCAATCCGCTATGGCAGTTGCAGATGGTTTGGCAGGATTAGAAGATGCAGGGCGTTCGTTTAAACAATTAGCAACGGTTGCCAAAAGTTACACGATAGTACAAAAAGCAGTTACCGCTGCACAATGGCTATGGAACGCAGCAATGGCAGCAAATCCTATCGGTGCAATAGTTGTTGTAGTTACTGCATTGATAACTGCAGGATATGCATTAGTAAAAATGTTTATTGATAGTTCAGAGGCAACTAAAAAAGCGGAAAAAGCAAATGCGGACTTAAACAAGGAATTAGACAAGCAAGTAAAAGCGCAAAAAAGAGCGAACGAGGAGACCGAATTATCAAGCGACCATCAATTAAAAATGGCAAAAGCGTCTGGCAAAAGTGCGGAGGAGATTAGAAAATTAGCTTTAGAATTAGCAAACCAAGAATTTGCGCAAAAGTATGCAAACGCACAAACTTTAAGAGCAATTGCAATCGAGGCGTTAAGGGTTGCTGGATTGGAAGACGCAACAGAGGCACAAAAAGAAACCGCTAAAAAAGCATTAGAGGCTTTTAATAAAGCAAATGACGATTTAAAAACTTCTATACTAAATAGACGAAAATTAATTTTAGATAACAGAGTAGCCGAAAGACAAGAGCAAACCGATGCAGAAAAAAAAGCAAATGAGGAAGCTATTAAAAATCGTGAAAAAGCAAATGAAGAGGATTTAAAAAGAAAAACAGAAGCACGAAAAAAAGAACTTGACGCTATAAATGAACAAGCAAAAACTATTGAGGAAAATAGCAGAAAACTTGCAGAGGAAAAATTAAAAAAAGATGCGGAATTAAAAAAGAAAGCGGATGAAATATTAAAACAAATCGATGCAGAACTTGCACCTGAAGAAACACCAACGCAAAAACTACAAAGAGAATATGAGGAACGCTTAAAAATATTAACAGATGCAGGAGCAAGTACTCTTTCACTTGAGGCTAAATATGTAACAGATAGGTTATCATTAGAACAAAAACTTGCAGCTGATAAAAAAGCATTAAAAGATAAAGAGTTAGCGGATGAAAAAACTTTACAAGCACAAAAATTAAATACATTAGGAGTTTCATTTGGTAAGGTTTCAGAATTGTTAGGTAAAAATTCAAAGGCAGGTAAAGCGTTTGCAATTAGTCAAGCATTAATTAATACCTATCAAGGTATAACAGCAGAGTTAGCAACAAAGACCACTACTCCTTTTGAGTTTGGTGTAAAGTTGGTTAATATAGCGTCAGTAGTTGGAATTGGATTTAAAGCGGTTAAAGACATTTTAAAAACACCCGAAATGAGTACAGGCGGAGGTGGAGCAAGTGCGCCAAGTGGTGGAGGCGGTGGAGCGTCAGCACCAACATTCAATGTAGTAGGTAATGCAGGAGTCAATCAAATAGCAACTACTTTAGGAAAAGAGCAGCCACCTGTACAAGCGTTTGTAGTAGCAGGACAAGTTACAACACAACAAGCAATGAATAGAAATATTGTAAATAATGCGACTTTGTAAAAAAACTTACAAATAAAAAGCATAAATTTTAATTTAATTTCGTTATAGAGTTATGGAAACGTATTTAGTAGATTTTAATCCTGAAGAAAAAAGAGGGGTTTTCGGTTTCGCATTAGTAAAAGAACCTGCAATTGAAGAGGTTGGGATATACCTATCTAAAGAGGAAGAAATAGTAATGTTAAAAGAAATTGAAAAAGGTTTGTTAATGACACCTGTTTTAATTCCTAATCAGAAAATATTAAGAGTTACACAAAGCGGAGAACCATATAATATAATGTTTCCTAAAGAAACGATTGAACTTGCACAACGTCATTTTCATATTAACGGACATCAAAGTAATAGTAATTCAGAGCATACAGATTTAAAATTAAACGGAGTTACTATTGTTGAAAGTTGGATTAAAGAGTTTGAGCAAGACAAATCTAATGAATACGGATTTGATTTACCTATTGGAACTTGGTTTGCAATTATGAAAGTTGAAAACGAAGAGGTAAGAGAAAAGATTAAAAGCGGAGAAATTAAAGGAATTTCTATTGAAGGAGAGTTTAAATTAAATAACTATAAAATGAGTAAAGAAAACACTTTTTTAAGTGCGTTAAAAGACTTACTTAGCATCAAAGATGATGTTCAAGTAGAGTTAAGCACAGAGGAAACGCCAACAGATACACCAAAAGAAGAGGATGTAAAGTTAGCGATTGATGCACCAGACGGAAAATACGTTGGTGAAGATGGAACTACATTAGTTGTGGTTGCTGGTGAAGTTACAGAAGTAATGAAAACAGAATCAGAAGTAGAAGTAGAAGAGGAATCAGTTGATATGCAAACGCAATTGAGTGCCTTTAAAAATGAAACATTAGTTGCAATTGGTAAAATGATTGAAGCTAATAATGTAAACCTTAAAGCAGAATTTCTAAAAGCAACTGAAATTTCTTTAAGCGCACAAACAACTTCAAGACCAGAAACAAAAGAGGTTAAAGAACCTAAAAACTTTAAAGAAGCAATTTTAAACGAATTACAAAAATAACAAATGGCAACAACAACAACAATTACATCAAGCTACGCAGGTAAGACAGCAGGTGGTTTATTCCTTAAAACATTCAAAGAGGCGGATGCTTTGAAAAATGGTATCTTAACAATTTTACCAAACGTAAACAACAAAATTGTTTTACGTAAATTAGCAACAACAAGCGGTAGAAGAGACTACACTTGTGGACACGTTCCAGCAGGTTCGGTTACATTAAGCGAGGCAATCCTTGAGCCTAAAAAATTCAAAGACGATTTCGATTTATGTAAAGAAGATTTTAGAGCAACTTGGGGCGAGGAGTCAATGGGAGCAAGTGCATCAAATGACACAATGAATAAAGAAATCCTTGACGCTATTATTGCTAATAAATTAGCAGATAACGCAGAGGATTTTGGTAGTATTATTTGGAGTGGAGATAAAGACAACGCAGGAGAGTTCGATGGTTTCTTAACTTTATTTTTAGCAGATGCAACAGTTATCGATGTTGATTTAGATACAATTACAGAAGCAAACGTAGAAGCTCAAATTAAATTAGCTTTAAATGCAGTTCCTGTTCAATTGAGAGGTAAAAATACATTGAAAGTTTCAGTTTCTGCTGACATCGCTCAATTTTATAACTTCTTTTTAGCATCTAAAGGAATTGCAAATGGTTTAGGTGGAAACGCTAATACTTCATTAGTATTTGGAAACTACACTTTAGTAGTTGATACAGGTTTACCATCTTCAACTATTGTAATTGCAGATCCTAAAAACTTGGCTTTTGGAACTGGTGCTTTAGCAGACCACAATCAAATCGAAGTTGTAGATGAAGATTCAATTGGTTTACTAACTGGAAAAGTTAGAGGAACAATGGTTTACAATGCAGGTGTACAATACGCTTATGGTTCAGAGATTGTTTGGGCAAGACCAATAGCATAATTATTAACATAACCGCCTTTTAATTAAGGCGGTTTTTAAAACATATCAAATATGGCTTGTGATTTAGGTAAAGGGAAAAAAATTGTATGTAAAGACCAAATGGGTGGAATTAAAGCGCTATACTTCGCTAATTTCGACGCTTATGGATATACAATAGCAAATCAAATAGTTACCGCTTTGGGAACTTTAGCAGAGGTTTTCAAATGGGAATTAAAAGGAACAACAAACACGTTAACACAGACTGCAAATGTTTCAAGAGATAACGGAACGGCTTTTTTAAGTCAAGTTATTGCAGCTACTTTTCCAAAATTAGATGCAGAAACTCAACAAGAGTTAACGCTAATGATGTACGGAAGACCTCAAGTATTTGTTGAGGATTACAACGGAAACATAGTTTTATGTGGCGTTGAAAACGGAATGGAAATGACTGCTGGAACTATCGTTACAGGTGGAGCAGGTGGAGATTTAACAGGATACACTGTTGAGTTAACAGGTACTGAAAAACTTGGCGCACCATTTTTAAATTCATCAATGAAAACTGCTTTATTAGCATTAGTTTCAACTGAAATAATTGGAGAGGCTTAATTAAATTTTATTTTTTTAAAAGGTATGATTAAATTCATACCTTTTTTTTTGCAAAAAAATCAAACTTTTTCGTTATATAGATATGAAAGTATTTAATTCAAACAATTTAAACCATACTTTAAAAGTAGTTCCACGTTTATACGTTGAAAATATTACTTTAACAATACGCCACGAGTTAACAGATACTAATACTACAATTGAAAATATAACATCATTCAAAGATAATGGATATTTAAGACTTGATTTTGATTTTGAATTCAAAGATGGTGGTAGTTACGAAATTGTATGCAGAAATAACAACGAATTGGTGTGGCGTGGTAAAGCATACGCAACAACCGAAACCGATTTAGAAAATTATAAACTATTATGAGCAAGCCAAATATAGAAATTATTAAATTATCGAGTTATGTAAGACCAGATGTTTACGAAAGACACGGAAAAGATTGGGTTTTAAATGGCGAAAATAATGAGTTTTACCAATACATTATAGACCGATACAATGGTAGTTCTACAAATTCAGCTATTATTGATTCGTATAGTCGTATGATTTACGGATTAGGTTTAAATATCGATATTCCTTTATTTAATAAAAAAGAAGTTCGCAAAATTGTAAAAGATTTTGAAATGTTTGAAGAGGCATCTTTTGAAATTATTTACAAAGGTGGTAAACCTTTAAAAATAGTTCACACACCTAAAGAGAAAATTGCACCAGAAAAAGCAAATGACGAGGGAAAAATAACAGCATATTGGTATTGTTACGATTGGAGCAATCAAAGAAAATACCCACCTAAAAGAATTGACGCTTATGGATTTGGTAAAGGTGGAAATCGTAGTGAAATATTTGTAATTAAAGATTATCAAGTAGGTCAGTTTTATTTTTCAAATCCAAGTTATGTAAGTGCTTTGCAATACGCAAAGGTTGAAGAAGAAATATCTAATTTCTTTATAAACCACGTTCAAAATAAGTTTATGGTTTCAACTATCATAAACTTAAATAACGGAGTTCCTGAGAGCGAAGAAGAGCGTAATAAAATATCAAGAGAATATAAAGGTGGAACAACAGGAACTAATAACGCAGGAGTTGTAGTTGTAGCTTTTAACGATAGTAAAGAAAATGCAACAACAATAGAGCAAGTTCAGATAGTTGACGCATACCAACAATATGAGTTTTTAAGTAGAGAGGCACAACAAAAGTTAATGGTTGCACATAAGGTTGTATCGAGTGCAATTTTAGGAATAAGTAACGCAACAGGATTTTCAAGTAATGCTGAAGAAATAGAAACCGCATTTAATGAAACGATGTTAAATGTTATACAACCAAAACAAGAAATTATACTTGATGCTTTTCAAGAAGTTTTTAGTTTAATAGGAGGTCAAGAAACTTTAGAGTTTATTCCATTAAGACAAGCGAAAACAGACGAGGCAAAAAGCGGTGAACAACTTGTATTATCAAAACAAGAAATAAAACCAATTGCAGAACCATTAATTGAGTTAGGCGAAATAATAGACGAAAACGAGTGGGAATTAGTAGATGAAACTGCAATAAGTGGCGAACCGCAACTAACCGAAACCGCTTTACATTTAGCGAAAGTACCGAGTTCTTTTCCAAACGTTACAAGTGAACAAGACACAAGTCTTTTTAAAATTCGTTATCAATACGCAGGAGCAAAAGAGGGAGAAAGAGATTTTTGTAATAAAATGATTTCAGCTAATAAGGTTTATCGCAAAGAGGACATTGAATTAGCAGGTAGCAAGGTGGTAAATCCTGGATTGGGTTTAAAAGGAGCAGATACTTATTCAATTTGGTTATACAAAGGCGGAGTTAATTGTAAGCATTTTTGGATGCGTAAAATATATTTAAGAAAAAATAATACTTCAATTTCTGTTAATCAAGCACGTAAAATTATTTTAGATTTAGACCCTGATAAACGTAAAGATGCAATGTGGGAAGAAAATAATCCTTTAGTTGCACAACCTGCACAAGCGAGTAATAATTTTTTTAAAGCAGAGTAAAATGGTAATACTATTAACAGATAACGACATAACAAAAAACACTCCTTTAGGTGGTAATATAGATACTGACAAACTACGTCAATGTATTATGGATGCACAAGCTACACGATTGGAAGAACTTTTAGGAGAAGTTTTATATGAAAAAATAGAAACTGACTTTGAAAATGAAGATTTAAGCGGATTATACTTAACTTTGTATTCTGATTACATAAAACCTTTTTTAATTCAGCAAAGCGCCACAGAGTATTTGAAAATCGGTGCTTTTAGTATTGCTAATAATGGTATAACAATTCCAACACCTGCAAATACAACAGCTGTTAGTGAACAAACGTTATCGAGATTAGTAAATGAAAGGCGATTAGTTGCTGATATGTACGCTGAAAGAATGAAAAAATGGTTGTGTAAAAAGCAATTACCTGAATATGTTAGTAGTTCAGACGCAATTGTAAATCCGCAATTATCGAGTAATAGCGGTTGGTATTTTCCAAAACAAAGAATAACAGAAGATGAATATGTATTATGGCATCAATTAAAAAAACGAATGTAAAACAAGAAATTAACATCGAGAAAATCGAGTTATTTTTAAAAAAGCAAGAGCAAAATGATAGGAATATTAAACCTA